GTCCGGTGGCTCTACTTTCTTTTTTTGGAGGTCCCGCAGGATCGGACCTATGTCATTACGCTTCAGACGGCGTAACCAAAATCGAGTTTCCTTTGTCTTATATAACCTTTCATGACACTGCATCGGCCGGTGCCATGGTCTTATCTTTTTCGGGCCGGTTACCCCAACTCTCATTTGCCGTCCAGGTGCGCAGAAACCCGTCAGACGCACTTCGGCCCAGAATCCATCCCACTGGTTGTCGTACTCGTACCGGAGGACTTCATCGTCACGGCTAGCTTCGCGGCCGTCGAGCCATATGTCGACTTGAGCTCTCTTCAAGAGCTCGAGGCGTTCAGGATAATTTGTCTTTACCCAACGCAACGGACGACGCACCCAACCTAGGGGCACTCCTCCTACCCCGTGCTCCGATGGAGGCGCCGGTAGTTTTTTCTCGTGGTTTCCCACAATACTCCACTCACGGACAGCCAACCACCTCGGCACAGAGGCAGACAGGGGCGCAAACCCAAGTAGGCGCAGCGAACGTCTTGTTCGGCAAATTGACGCGGCGTGAGTAGTAAAATACTCAGATTCAAATCGCCGCCGGTCCTCGCCTCTCAAAGCACCTGTGTGCTCTGCCATAGCCGACCCTGTCGGTATAGGGTTCTCTTTAATACTAAAACCCTTGCCACGGAATACAGGGCAACGTCTGACGCTCCGACGTTTTAGTTGGAAAAACGTGGAATTTATTGTAAGGAAAGAACGAAGGAATCCAGTTTTAGCCCTAGACGGGGTAAGACCAAGTTTGGTCATTCCTTCAAGCCACTCTTTAAACTCGCTGGGCGAACAAAAGGTGAGCAGGTCGTCACCATTTATTAACATTTCCCGGTCTCCCAACAAGTAAGTAGTAGCAAATCTGTTTTGCAAACAGAGGAGCGGAAAGCTTAAGAGACTTCCCATCATCTGACCGCGCTTTAACCGGTAAGATGTGCCCTTCTTTTTGTCTTTAATGAGCGGACGGAGGCACTTTAAGGCAGCCTCCCAAATGGCATCCGGAATGCAGGAAGTACGTCTGGCTACGTTCAAAATTAACTCGGCGACCTCGATTGACAGGTTATCGGTCGCCGATTCGTAATCACCAGACAAAAACTTGTCTTTCTTCCCACAGGCCTTCGCCACCTTACCGATCCTCTTTAACGTCGGTACCCCCCTAAGGAGCCAGGACTCCTTGGAAATTCTTTCATAGAGGGTAGTATGTAGAGGTCGGAGCGCGTTCCAGCTCGGTGGAGTGGTCACCAGGACCCTTGCTTTGCCTGACG